ACTCCAATCAAAGATGATCTGCCGGTCGTAGCGCGGCGAGGCCGACGAGGCTTCATAGACCCACACCACCCGCGGCTTGTTGATCGGCACAATGCAATGCACGACATTGCGCCGGCTGATGTCGGAATTGTCCAGCCACCACTGATTGACCTTGTCGCTGCCGATCGGCGTCACCTGCTGGCCGGTGAGCGAATAGAAGCCGTCCTCCGATACGAAGTACAGAACGTTGCCGAGCGAGGCGAAGCCGTATTTCGAGATCGAGCCGCGATCGTGCAGCACCCGCGAGAAATTGAAAATAAACGTCACATCCCCAGGCAAGAACTGCAGCGTTCGCACCGCGCGCTCCTGCACCACGTAGCCGATTTCGGCGCCGGCCACGCCCTGGACCGGACCTCCGTCCGGGAATTCCTGCATGTCGCAAAGGTTGGTCCCGATCGTCCAGCCCGTGATGTCGTTGATGGCCGACCAGATGATCTGGCGCTGGTCCGGCTCGGCCAGGCCGGACAGAAACAGAAAGTCGCCCATCTGCCGCACGTTGGTGGCGTTGGGAGGGTTGCCGGGCAGGGCCTCGAATGCCGCGCCGGTGGAAATCACCGCCCATTGCGGCGGATCATTCGCGTTCACCGCGACGATGTGATCCCCCGATTGTTCGAACATCCAGAGGTCGTCGGCTCGCAGATGATAGTCGCCGCCGGTCGCGCGGCTGATGTCCACCCATCCGAGCGACGAGCTATAGCGATACAGCCGTGTCGCGGTGCCGGCATAGATGCGCCACTCGCCGGTGGTCGTGCGCGCCGAGAACAGGCCGCGCGCCGGCGCCGGCAGCGCGAAGTTGCTTAACGCCCGCAGCGACGGAAATGGCAAATACGAATTAACGCCGGCAAACACGTTCTCGACATCGGCGGCAAACTGGGTGTCGAGCAGCGCCACGTCGGGCCGCCACTCGCCGAACTCGACCGGCACCTTGCGCGCCGGCATCAGACATGCCCCCGCGCGGATTTGATCGCGCGCTGCAATTCGGCGTAGCGGCGCAGCGCATTGGCATCGCGCACGATCACCTTGTCGCCGACCTTGAGCAGCGTGAACGAGCCGGACTTCTGGCCCAGCATATGCCGCAGCGTCTGCGGGGTGTTGTAGATCACGACAATCTCCTCGCCGGTGGCGAGCACGCCTTGCTGCTTGACCGACAGCACGATGTCGCCCACCTCGTTGCCGTCGCCGTCGTGAATGATCATCGCTCGCCCCTAAAAATATTCCGCCGTCCGCACCGCCGGGCTGGTGGCGCCGGTGGTGAGCGCCGATAGCTGGATGATCTCTGTCAGCACCTCGTCGCGCCGCGCCTTGTAGAGTTGCGCCATTTCCAGATTGCGGCCGTGCGCGCTCGCCTCCGTCAGCATGCCGAACAGGTAGGCGTCGGAGTATTCGGTCAGCAGCCAGTTGTTGTTGGCGTTGTCGCCAACCAGCGAGGGGATCGCACGGTAGTAGTGGAATTCGTAGGGGTTCACGTCGTCGATGGGCCGCGTCTTGAACTGCCCGCCCTCGATAGTGAACAGCCGTGGAATGCGGCCGAGGGTGACCGAGATCGGTGGAAAATAGGCGGGGTGGACATACTCCAATTCATCCCACGGCCAGCGGGTGACGGCATTCGGCCGGATGGTGCGCCAGACCAGATAGTCGGCCGGCAACGCCACCTCGCCGTTAGTGGTGGTCAGCGTTGCGACCGCCTCCATCTGCCGCACGCGCAGCCGCCTGTTGGCGGCGCGCTCGAATGTCGTGGCGAAGCTGTCGTAATTGCTCAAGAACCGCTGATGAAACAGCTTGGCATCGATCTCGGCTTTGAGTTGCCCGTAGTTGGCAAAGGCCATGTCAGGTCACCTTGCTGCGCGAGCGCCCAGGCTTGCGCTTGGGCTCTTCTTCCGGCGGATAGTCGGGCGGAAAGTCGAGCGGCGTTTCGACGCCTGGCGGGTCATCAAAGAAGCTCACGTCGGCCGGATCGGCCTCGGTGGCGGGCTCGCGCCATTGGACATAAGGGCGTTCACGGCTTAAGCCCGCAAGACGGGCGTCTGCGCCCTGATGCTCTTCGCGGGCTAATGGCGCCGGGGATTTTGCGCCCGATGGCTCGATCCCCGACTGCGGCACGGCATCCTCCTGCACGAGGAAGAACCTGTTGCCCCTCGCCTTGGCGATCATCCACTCGTCGGTGACCTCGACCTTGTCGCCGGCGGTGAACAGCACGCCGCACCATGTGATGCTTTCGAGAGGGGTTTCCCCCTCCCGATAGTCCTCGGTGCCAAGCCAGGTGAGCTTGGTCATTATGCGACCGGCTTGACGAACTGCACAGTGACGTAAGCATCGCCGGCGGTCGGGGACACTGCAAGGTTGACCCACACCGGAGTGTCGGCCGCCAGCGGCTGCACCAGCGCCGCCAGCGGCGGCGTCACCACCGTTCCGGCCGTCAGCGCAATGCCGGCTGCAAGGTCGGTGCCAGCCGCAGTGGTCCCGACATTGAATGTTGCTGTGCCCGGCGTGATCGCCGTTTCCACGTTGGAGTTGATGCCGAGGATCATCGCCCCGGCCGGCAGTGTGCCGATCTGGACACTTTGCGTTGCGCCTCCACCGGACACTGCGGTGATGCGGCCGCCGATGGATTGCACCGCGCCCGTGTACATATCGCGGGCCGGAATGTTGGTCATCAGGTTGGCAACCATGATCTGGTTCTCCTATTCGCGTGTTTCGGTTAAGGGGGGATCAATCCGAAGCCGAATTGAAAAACCCGGTTGCGACACCCCATTGGACTAACTTCGTCCCGGCCTTGGGATGCTTCTTGTAAATCTTTCCAACGCCGTAGGCGGCCTCGATGCCGGTGCCGGTGACAAAACCATAATCATCTTCTTTTCTAAACGTGGGCTTTGCCATCTGACCATAAGCAATCGTCGCGGCCTGTTGGCCGCACAGAAACACCGGCTCAGCGCGCGTGCCGCCGTTGCCTGCCGTCTTCAGCGAGGTCCAGACGTTGGACACGAACAACGAGATTTCCGGCACCAGCCGCACGATGCACCCGTCGTAAATCTGATCCCCGTCTTGAAACAGCGGGTTATCCGGTGCGCCGTTGATCTCGCGGCCTTCTCGCGGCCGCGCATCCTTGTTCACGGTCTGCAGATCGATCTTGAGATCGCGGAAGGTATTCAGCCCGGCAAAGCAGACATAATACTCGTAGCCCGAGCGCGTCTTGTAGGGCCGAATGCGCGGGTTGGCGCCCATCGCAACCCGCTTGAGCAGCGCCAGGTTGGGCGCCGTGAACTTGTCTGCGGTGGCGTCCACGTTGGCGAGCGAGCCTGCGTGGTCACCGGCCGCCGATGATGTGTTGGTCATATTGACGTTGTTGGACGTAGCCGCACCAAACAGGATGCGGTCGCGGTTATCGAATTGCCATTGGCTACGCTGTGCGGCCGTGCTGAGATCGTACTGGATGCCGTTGACGCGGACACCCGCCGCCGGCTGGCTCTCCGTTGGCAGCGCCATCAATGCCGCGATGATCTCGTCGCGGGTGACCTCGCTGAGCCAATCCGACAGCAGCGGCTTGGCCTCACCGAAGATGTCGGCACTGTCCTTCTGCTGCTCGGCCTTGGTGGTCGCGACGGCGTTGCGGATCCATTCGATCCAGATCCGGTAGCCGTAGTCGTCGATCTTTTCTTCGTTGCCGACCAAGGGGCCGGTGGAAACGCCGACGCCCTGCAGCCGGGTGACCAGCGGGATGTTCATCACCTCGCCGCCGGCCTTTAGCTCCATCTTGCGGCGGATGATGGCGTTGACATCATCGCTCATGTACGGCGAGAACATATTCTCGCGCACCCACTCGCGATTAATCTCGCGGGTGAACTTGATCAGTTTATTGTTTGTCTGGATATCGGAGACGGCCATGGCCGTTATCCCTTTCTGCTATGGCCGCCTCCTGAAATGCAAAAACCCGCCTCGCGGCGGGTCGGACATTTCAGAATGGTCGGCCGGTTTACTTGGTGGCGAAGTCGTAGAGGCTCGCACTGCTGAGATCGCCGCCGTTATCCACTCGGCCGGATGACGACCGGACAGACGACAGCGACGGCGGCAGTTGCACGTTGGGGGCCTGACCTTGAGCGCCCTGTTGAGCAGCACGGGCCCGCGCAAGATTGATCACGTATTCCTGCACCTTGGGATTGTTGGCCCACGCTTCTTGCTGGTGGCGTAACCATGCTTGCGGATCGGCACCGATCGCGGCCTGCGCCCGCGCGGTGCGATGCCACTTGACCAACTCACCGTAAGGATGCCCGCTCTGCATGATTTGCCGAAAGACAAAGTCACCTTGCGGGGTTTGCCGGATCTGCTGCATCTGGCCGAGCGCGGCATTGACTTCTTCCGCGCCGAATTGCGTGTTGGCCATCTCGCGGCTTAGACCATCCTTGATCTGCATCATGTACATCTGCCCCTCCTGACGGAGCGGCGTCACAACGCGCTGATCCAGATACTGCTCTGGATGATCGAAGATGGTTTCCGGTCCTTGCGGCTGCTGCTGCGGATGCTGCTGGGGGAGCATTTGCTGCTGCAGGGCCATGACGACCCGCGTTAGCTCCTGCGTATGCGCTTCCAGCCGTTGCCGGCGGTCGCGTTCCTCCATCAATTCCCGCAACGGTACGCGATGCTCCTGCTGCGGCTGTGCCTGCTGTCCTTGCGGCCTGGGCGCAAACCTTCCGCCCTCGTCGCGCGGTTGGCCTTGCGGCTGAGCCGGCTGCTGCAGGTCGGGCCGTGTCGATGCCGGCGCGGATGACGGATCACCCGATGGCGACGGTGACGATCCAGGCCCCGATGGCGGCGGCGAAGTTGCCGGCGCCGGTGTCGGATCGCTTGTCGCGTGGTCGAATAGCTGCTGATCAGTGATGACGTTGGGATTGTTACCGCTGATCGTACCGCCTGCTGGTTCTACGCTCATAGTCTCTCCTTCGGCCGTGTCGTGGCCGTGCTACGAAGACGCCCATATGTCGCTTGGACGATGCGAAACGGGTATGAACGCGCGCTACCCGAGCGCCCGGCTATATCGTTGCCGGTGACGAAGTGATGTTGTGGCCGGTGACCAGTTCCAGCGCCGCCTCGGTCTGCTGCGCCTTGGCGCGCTGCTGCGCCCTGAAAACCTCGATCTGCATGTCGTTCATCGCCTTCTCGCGGGCGATCGCCATTTCCAGATCGGCCTTCTCGCGCTCGTTCTGCCGTTCAAACAGCGCCGCCGCCTGCTTCTGCTGCAGATCGGCCGCCGCCTTCTCGCGCTCGAGCGCAATGCGCGCCTGACTTTCCTGTTGCTGCAGCGCCAGCTTGGCCTTCGCCTCCTCCATCTTCGGATCGGGCTGCTGCGCCTCGTTCTGGCCGGCCTCGCGGAATTTTTTCTTCACGTCACCCGGCAATGGCGATGTCTCGATCAATACCTGCATCACTGCGGTCGCCTGGCTGGGCGTCAGCATCGGCGCCACCGCCGGCAGCGCCTGCGAGATCGCCTCGTAGGTGTCTTGCATCAGCGTGATGGTGTCGGGCCCCTCATCGAGGATGATGTCCACATCGAGTTCGCCGATCGCATTACGCATCAGCGGCACGCCGTCCGGCCCCTGCAGCATTTCGTTGATCTGCACGAACTGCGGTTCGCCCTCGGCGTCGGTGATCCTGATCCACCGCTGGTTCGTCCAATATTTCTGCGCGGCGTTGAACAGCGCGCGATAGAGCCGGATCTTCCATCCGCGCAGATTGAACATGTAGGGGCCGAGGCCGGCGAGCCCGGCTTGCTGCAGCAGCGCAATGGCGCGGCCGGACGAGCCACCGGCGCCGGCATCGCCGCCGATCATCGCCGAGTTGGGACCGAAGTTCTCGATTTCCGCCGCGGCCTCGCGCATGAATTCGAGTTGGCCCATCACGGCCTGTTGCTTGGCGGCGTCGTCAAATCGGATGTCGTCCAGGGCGGTGTTGACCAGCACGATGCCGTCAGCGCGCGAGGCCTCGCGGCGCAGCGCCTCGACGTTGCCATCGGCGACCGCCGCCTTGGTCGCGATGATGCGGCGGTTGCTCGCGTCAAACAGGCCCTTGGATCGGCGCTGGTTTACCTCGTCCTGCGGCGACATGAGCCGGCGCGGAAAACCGTAGCGGTCACCTTCGTGATCGACGCACGCCGAGAACATCACGTATTTGCTGATCTGCCGGTCGTTCTCGTCCGAGAACGGCGAGACGCCTTGCATCAGGATCTTGGAGCCGGTGAACAGCGCCCACTTCCAGCCGCCGCGCGATTTGTACCAGCAATCAACCAGCCGAACCTGCTTGAAATCGCCATTGGTCGAAAACCACCTGTTGTCGCGATCGGAGTTCGACATCAATTCGGTGTTGCCGCTGCATGCGGTCTTGATGTCCTCCTCCATGCCGGGCAGCAATTCAATGAGTTGCTCCTCGTCCACGAACTTGCCGACGCCCATGAACCGCGCATCGGAAAAGTCATTCTTGAATGAGCGCGGGTCATAAAAAAACCCGTCGTTATCGACGGGTCCGAACATCACATCGTAATCGGGTTGCGTTGGTGGAGGCATGCCGTCCTGCCTCGGCGGCACCTGTCTGAGATCGAGCTCGACGCCGGCCAGGCCGTCCACGGCCGCAGCTTCCGCCGCCATCGGCCCGATCGCATTCCAGTTGTTGTTGTCGAGCAGATAGCGCAGCGATGCGGTGGCAAGGTCGGCGCCATCCTGATGCGCCGGCGTCCTCGGGTAAGCCTTGGGGTCCTGCTTGAGCCGTTCGACCGTGCCGACAATGCCGTCGATCTTCGGGCCGATCTTGTTGTACGTGACGACAGGCTGCTTGCGATCGTTGAGGGTCTTGATCTGATCGGATGTCCATTGCGCGCCATGGCGATAGCGGCGCGCGGTTTTCTGCTCCTCGATTTCCAGCGATTTGCTGTCGAGGTAGGTGGTGTATGACTTGACCAGCTTCTCGAGCGGCCAAAAACCGTCTGCGTCCTCCTGTGCGCGCGGATCGTCGGTCGCCGGCGCGCGGCCGACCGCACCGCGGGCGGTGCCGCTGTAGCCGGTGATATTGGTGACGTTGGACACCGCCATATCAGTATGCCTTGTTGCCGATCTGCGTCGGTGGCATCGGCGGCCGATCCATCAGGCCGCCGGGCTGCAGGCCGGGCATTGGCGCGGCCGGCGCAGCGGCCGGCGGTGCGCCAGGAGGCATCGCTGCGGCAGCACCCGCGGCCGCAGGGCCGGCATCACCGGCCGGCGCCGGCGGCGTCACACTCTCCCCCATGCTCGCACCGCCCATGCCCACACCCTGATTGGATTGCATGTAGGAGAGCATCAGCGGCATCACCTCGCCCTGCTCTTGCGGCGATAGCGAGCCGATGAAGGCCGCGAACTTTTCCATGACTGGCATTTACTTGTCCTCATAGGTTTGGCGGCCGATCTGCAGCTTGGGCTTCTTCTTCGCCGGCAGCTTGCCGCCCTTGTCGGCGGCGACAAATTCCTGGCCCACGTCTTTCGGAATGCCGATGGTGGATTTGCCGGACGCGGCAGCATGCATCGCCGCCCGCTGTGCTTGCGAAACCGGAGGCATCATGTTCACCTGTCAACGGTAGGGCAGTCATGGCTTGACAGCGTTAGGCACTCATCCGCCCATTGTAAGCGCCCCGCTTACCCTCAATGGGACGAGCCCGGAAACGTGATGTAGCGAGCGGGGGCCCTACCGCTTGTTTCACGTGAACTAGAATGACTTCCAGTCGTCGGCCGCGGTGACCCGGTGGTAGACCTCGTAGCCCGACACGTCGGCCGGCTTCGGCTTTTCCTTCACCGCAATCCACGGCCGCGACATGCACGCATAGCGGCAGCAATCCGCGCTGTGATCCTCGCTGTCGCTGCAGACATCCTCATGCCGGTCGGGATCGTGTTGCAAAAATGGAACGGTTCTAATGAAATCGGTGCAGGTCGAGAACACCATCAGCATCGCGCGGCCGTCGTCATTGCCGACCAGTCGCGCCCGCATCTGATCCCAGCCGCCGAGGTGGCCCCAGGCCCGCACCCTGGTGTTGTCGGCCCGGCGAAACCAGATCTTGCCGCCGGTGTCGGTGCCCATGCGCT